GGTTCATGTTGTTTGGGATCTCTTTCACAACACCGTTGTAAAGCAAGAACCTGTCAACGCCACACCAATAATAGATACCGTCATACTCAATCACAGACTGAGGAGACAGGATAGATGACTGTGAAGAGATCAAGTCATAGCGCCAAAACTGTGGGGGCGTACCAGCTCCACCGATGTATGACACGCGGATAAGGCTATCAAGGCTCCAAAACAGCCCAGAAGGCGCGTTTGAACCGCCTCGCACTGGTAGCCCTTGGACAATCTTTCCAGTCGCTACAGAGACCTCGTTTGCGTCAGCAGAGACCCAATCTTGGACATTACCAGCGCCTGAGTTTCTAATCAGTCCGTCATTGCCGTACACAAAAACGTACGGGTGAAGAGTTACCACACCACCAGACACTGAGACATTGTTGTCAAACGTGATCGTAGAGGCGCCAGAAGTTGTGGCGGCGTTGGAGATCACCACGTCTTGTATTTGACCCATGGTGAAGACCAAACCAGTAGTTGTTCCCGCCGTAGTAACAATTGCTCCACCGCCAGAAGACGCTGACAAGGTGAAGGTCGTGGAGAAGTTAGTGGCAATGATGAAGTACGTCACGCCAGAGGTAATACCTGTAGCTGTACCAGTCAAAGTACCAGACACAGCCACTGTTTGACCAACATACAGACCAGTTGTTGCAGTGCAAGAACATTGACCAGCAGTACCAGTTACAGCCACCGCGTTCAACACAGGAACCCGTAAATTCGTAGACACAACCGTTGTGTTAGCAGGAATGCCCGTACCTGAGATGCTTTGCCCAGCACCAATCAAGAGATCTTGGGTTGACAAGTACATTGTCGTGGTCGAATTCAAGAACACGGAGCTTGTGAACACGCCAAGAGCCGCCAATGATGTGCCAGTGATATTGCCACCCAAGACAGGGGTGTTGACGTTGTTGTCGATGATGGTGAGGTTACGACCGGGGTGCGCCAACAGCAAATTATCCCCTGACCCACTCACGTCATAGAACGTATCAAACTGCCACAAGTTATCCGCGTTTGCGGTGAAGTTGGACAGCGTCATGTCTGTAATGCCAGAACCAATACCGCTGTTGTTGATTGGAAGCAACTGCAAGCCACCAGAATACCCGCTGAAGACGTTATTAAAGGTCTGCTGAGGGTTAAGGTACATCCCGCGAGAGGGGCCTGCCAAATCGTTCACAATCTCACGAAACCCACCCATCTTACGTGGGCGACCACGTTGAAAGCGAACCCAACGACCGTCGTTGTAGAACTCTTTGTCAAAAACAGTTCCATCGCGCTGAATGCCAGCCTTTGTGTCGAGGGCAAATACCTTCTTAGTCATTAGAACGTGCCCCCAGCAATACCTGTGGAGAACGTGCCTGATCCAGTAACAGTTACACCAGTTGCGGTTGCTTTAAACCTTTGCGTACCAAGCACTGAAACACCAAACTCACCAGCCGCGGGTCGATACACGCCAGTGTTTGTTTCCGCCGCAAAGTTAAGAGAAGGGGTTCCCACCGTACCGTCCAACAAGCTCACCGTTGAGGCGCCAGCTTGGGTGGTGTTGGCGTTGAGGAAGTTGGTTCCGTCGCAGATGAGGGTGGCCTGTTGGCCCGGCGGAATGGTCGCCGTAAACCCCAGCCCAGTTGTCACTGTTAGGCTAAAACCGTTGTCCGTTGTTTGGTTTGAGATGACGTACAAGTTCACAATAGGTGGGAACGTCACCACCACGTTGCTAGTTAAGTTACCAACGTACTCTTGGATGTTGTTTGCCGCTTCATTGTTTGTCAGAAGAACAGCCCCACCAGTCACGCTCTTTGTAAGTGAAGTAAACGCAAATTGGCTACTGACACCATACCCAACGGTTACATAGGCAGTTCCTGTACATACAATAAATGCTGACTCGGTTGGGTTAAATGTCTTGGTTGAGTTACCGTCAATCAGTTCAGCACCTGTACAAGAGATGGTGAAAGATCCTGTACCATTGTTCTTAAACAGCGTAAACCAATTATTGCCAAGCGTTGCGGAAGATGGGAGAGTCGCTGTACCAGATCCGCCAGACCACACACGAGTCTGCGCTCTGTCGGTTACCGCAAAGGTAGTTCCTGTAGTAATCGCAGAACTTGGGTGGCTTTGATTGAGCGTAACACCGCTGGCAACCAAACCGTAGCCAGCTAGGGTAGCCGCGTCAGCAGAAGACGTTCCAGTACCAAAAGCAATGACGCCCCAAGTACCTTGAGCTGTAGCGTTGGTGGTGATGTAGATGTACTTAGACTCGCCGGCGGCTACAGACACAATCGTGTTCGTACCAGCGTAGTCTTTGACCGTAAAAGTAGTTGCACCAATGTTGCGAATCAGAGCGTCATTACCAACCGAGGTTTGATCGGCTGGGGGCATGTACAAGTTAAGGCTACCAGCAGTTGCCGTGACTTGCATGATGCGAGCGGCAAAGTCGGTGTTTGTCGTGCTGTTGGATGGCCAATTCAACTGCGTGTTAGCAGACAACGTAACCGCACGAAAACTTACGTCCGTTGGCTGAATTACGTCACCAGTAAAAGGACTGACGTAGCTCATGAGTCGTTCGCAATCGCTTGACGATCAGCAAGACGCAACTTATCCTCAGCCATAAGCGTGTCCATGATCAGTTTGTATTGACCCTGCCACATAGGGATGCGCTCGTCATTTTTGAGGAACGGCATAGCCTGAAGCAAGGAACCGTAAAGCAAAGCTTGTGGGGCGTAGATGGTGAACCAATTGGTTTGGTTAGAGCTGTCCAAAGGCTGAACACGCTCGTAGTACAAAACCTCAAAAGCGTAGGCTACGTCAGGCGTAGGCGCTATGAGCCAATTCGAGTAGTCGTAGTCAGCGTAGTAAACAGGGGTGCCTGTCGCGGTGGGAGAAGGCCAATATTCCCTCAGATACTCATACCGCCGATTAAGCACTGGCTGGCGCGATCCACCAACTGTGATGTTCATTGACACCGTTTTGTGCCAACGAGCAGGTTTGGCAATCGTAGATGTACCAATCACCATGTTGCTGGTGTTGACCGTCAGGTTACCCAAAAACTTGATCTGAGAGGCGATAACCTGCTCAGCAAGCATAATAAACAAGGGGATCTTGTCGATTGTAGCGGTGTCAGTACGCTCCAGATAAGACTGGATGTTTTCGACCAAGCTGTCATAGGTCATAACACTTGCAGTCGCCATGCGTTCACCTCTTAAATTCGTTGTGGCATTTTAATCTGCCTTTTCAATTAAAACAAGGCGCATTCAGCCGCTCGGCGCTTTGTTAAGCCAGCCAGAACCTTACCGCCGCCTTTGTTCCAAAGCATGAGCTGTTCTTTAGCCCCTTCCCAGTCCTGAGCGTTAATTTTACGTTTAAGGGTGGAGGTTTGGAGACGCCCAACGCCGAGGTTGTAGACAAAATCCACGGCTCCATTGCACTTTCGTTCGTCAGTTGCAAGAATAGGGCAGTGGCGCAGGACGCCGGGCAGGTACGTGTGCTCCAACTCAAACATCAACAGCGCCCTAGCCGTTGGCTCATCCATTGGAGCGTCTTCAAGGGTTACCTTGCGCCCATCAGCGTAGTACGTTGACCCGTACCCTATCGTAGCCACGTTAGCTGGGCATAGGTACGGCTTAGCCCGATAGCCCTCGAATTGACGACACAGAGCGGCGGCTAGTTCTAGGTTCATAACCCACGCTGTTTCAAAGTTCTATCAAGGAACCAATAGTTAATAGTTCCAGACAACAACGCTGAGAAGTCAGCCGTCATCATGGTTTTAAAAACTTCTACGGCTGGCGCACCTGCAAGCCATGCGTTCCATGCAAACCATACGTGGATGAACGACCAGACAAACAGCACCCAGTAAGTTACGACTGGACGCACAGAAGCTGACAGACTTGCCACCCAACCGCCTGCGGCCTTGACCATCTCAGCCTGCTGAACAATAGCGTTGTTAAACGCATCCATAACGCCTACGTCAATAGCGGCTTCCCGCTGTGCACCAATTTCAGCCAACTTTTGCTGACCACGCAAAGTTTCTAACTCACACTGACGGGCGAACATATTGAGTTCGTGCTGGCGCTCATTCTTTTTGTCAAAGAACTTCAGAACTTCAGGCGCAAGGCGGAACAGGCCACCAAACACAGACCCCAGAATACCGCCAGATAGGATGTCAAACATTATTTTTTCCCCAGTTTTTCACGTTCTTCAAGCAAGCGAACCTTGACTTGTAATTCATTGATGTGGTTCATCAAACCCTCTTTTAAAACGGCGCGGCGCTCGGCAGATATAGGGCTGTCAGTTGGAGTACCTTCTTTGGTAATCAAAGCTGGCATCTGACCTTCAATCTTTGTAAGGCGCTCAGAGAAAGAGTTGACCTGCCCCAACAGCCACGCCAAAGACATGACAACAATAGGTATTACTGCTTTTAGTGCGTCTGACCAATTCATATCAAACTCCATGCAATGACGTAACTACAAAACACCACAAAGCAGAAGATTGCGGCGGCGGCTACGATAGCTTCCACCCAATCCCACACGCTATATCCCCAAAATCTTTTTGACGAGTTCCCCCGCGACGCCGGGGCCGAACAGCACACAGACGATTACCCCATACAAGAGGTACTCAATCTTCGTCATGCGCTTGTCCCCATCACGCAAAGAACGATCTATGCTGTTGTA